GTCGCGACCTGTCCCACAGCCCCGAAGAAGGAAAATAAGGGCAAAGGGAAGGGCGGCAAGGGCGGCAAGAAGGGCAAGGGAAAGGGCAAAGGCAAGGGCGCGAAAGCGCCCCCTTCTGCGGCGTAGCTGGCGTGTAGGAAATCCCATGTTTCCTCGAGGGTTCCGGGGGGTTGCAATGCGTGAACGGAAGAGGGGCTTCTTGAGCCGCCCCGCAAGTACCTCACGTGTTGCATCTGCGGGAAATCCGGTGCACGATGTGTGCCGCTTTCTCCCCCCGGCACTGGTGGACTCAAACGCCAGTGAAGAAGAGGAAATGTGTCAAAGGGGGCAGTGCACCAACCCGGGTGCATTGCAGCCACTAGGGGAACAGTGTTCGGAGGGCAGAGTACCGCCGGGCGCTGTTCGGTGAAGGAACTAGTAGTAATAAGCTAGAGCCGCCACCCGGTTCGAGTCGGTAAGAACTTACGTTGAGTGCAACCAGCTGTGACACTCGACCATGACTAAACGTCAGGCCTCGAAGAAGAATGCAGGCAAGCGCTTCAATAAGCGTAAACCGGGTATGCGGGCGAAAGCCACGCGTATTCTGGCGAACGCTGTTGGGGCCGCGCCAAGGAAGGCCTTCGGTGGGAATGGCACTGCGCAGCAGGCCAAAGCTTTGATACGCGCGCTTAACGCGAGACTCCCGCGGTCTCCCGGTCTCCCAAGGCCGGTCGGCCCGTACACCACTGTTACAACGACGACTCTCCATACCACCAGTGCAGGCATGTTCATTGTGTGCCCAATAATGCGTCATACCGCTTCGGGCAAGCATTGGATGGCCTCGTGTGGAGTTGAGCCCGTCGTAATGACGGACCCGGTGAATGGGACGAACAACTCGAAGACGGTCGCGATCCCCGCACCCGTGGCAATTGAGACGGCCGGAGAGGCCGTCCCTTGCGCGGTGTCGGTGCAGATCATGAACGGCAACGCGTTGCAGACGACTACAGGGGTTATCGCTATTGGGCGCGTAAACCAGCAGCTTCAAATGGCAGCCGAGACGGCCTCGTGGGAGACGTTTGGACAGCGGTTCATTTCGTACTACTCGCCGAGGTTGTGTGCGGCACCAAAATTGGCGCTGAGGGGCGTTCGCTGCTCCGCTTATCCGTTGGACATGGATGAGTATTCGCAGTTCGAGCGCATCGGAGAGGACCACGGTATCATGAGCATGGGTGAGGTGTTTCATTTTGCAGCATTCTCCCCCATAATCATCTACCAGACGCAGGCCACACCCATCGAGCTTTCAGTGATGGTCCACATCCAGTGGAGGGCGAGGTTCGATCCTTTGAATCCCGCCACGGCTTCACACTCCTTCCACGCCCCAACGTCGGACGGAGTATGGGCGACAGCCATTAAGGCGTGCTCAGAGGCCGGCCACGGTGTTGAGGACATTGCGGAGTCGGTTGCCAACGCAGGTATGGCAGTCGGCAAAGGGCTTGCAGCGGTCGATAGGTGGGATGTCGAACATAC